GGAAGGAACTCCTGCTGCTTGAGCTGTACAATCATTCAGTAAACATAAGAGTGGGAATGAAAGTAATGATCCCATTAACTGACCAGATCTTTGAAGTACAGGTGTCAAACCTGAACTTTTTGGATAGACCAATAAATGTGGAGAAATTTCCTTCATTGCCCACCTCCTTGTGGGTTCATGATCAATGGACTCTAAAATACCTTCCATTAAAGCCTTTGAGGCTTCAATGGGTATTGAATCTGTTGCAGCGGTATAATCACCTGAAATCCACACATCGTCAGAATCTGATTTTTCATAGATTCTTTCAATTGCGGCTTCTAGGTTATTTGTACCGTGAGTCAAACAGAATTGTTTTTGAGTCCCTAAAGCTTGCCACATGGCTCGCTGAAGGGGTTTTAAACAAAAACAATCTGCAACTCCTGCAGTAATTGTTCTTACCTTAAGTGGTTCCACAATCGGTTCCACTCTAACAGGCAAGGGCTCTTCCGGAGGAAAAGCATCAAACTCAATACTATAGGTATTAGATCTTATTTCTGGTGAAGAATCGAAACCCAAACTGGTAGGAAGAAAAGGATTTATTTCCTTTTCGTAAAATTCCTTTCCAATCTGGGTTTGAGGAGTCTCCACCTGAGATTTGATCGTTTGAGTCCACGTTCGTCTTATGTTATCATGGAAACGTGATCTAACAGAATATATATCCAAGATATTCGAGAGAGAATCCAATGGAATTTCTTCCCAAATATCTAGTTTATAAGTAGTACGTGTGTTCGAGTCATAAGCCACATTTTCCTTTCGGAAAATAGGTTTTGACTGAAAATACGTTGTACTTAATATGTTCTGTTTATAGGCAAAAGATTTTGCATTATCAAGAAGGTTCTCAGGACGAACCCAAATAGGGTCATCCTTTAGTTTGTGAACTTTTTTAAATTCGACAAACAATGGAACATGGAATCGCCTCCAAAAAGAGGCATCATCTAAAATTCCATTTGAATCTTCGTATGATAAGCTTAACTTATGTCCATACACTAAATTACTCGTTGCAATGATGATAGGAGAAGTAAACAATCTTCCCTTTTCTGGTAAGTCGGCCATTGGAAGGACGTAAGGATTACAAGAAACCAAAGTTTGGAATTCTTTTATATCCTGTCCACTCAATGACTGACCCAGATCATCTAATATTGTAATTGGTTGATGGTTATACCCATCCCAATGTTCAGTATTACACGAACGAGAATAAGTGAGATCACTCCTCTGAACACCCGGAAAGAGTTTGGATAACTTACTTATCAAAAAAGGTAGTAAGCTACTCTTACCCATTCCAGGTTGACCAAACAATCCTATAACTAAAGGCTCCATTCTGTCTGTTTCCACAGACGGTGGG